CCTTGATGCGCAACGCCGCGCTGGCGAGATCGTCCCAATCCGGCTTCAGGCGTTGCGTGATGGTGTGATGGGCGTCATTGAGCCGGTCGTCTAATTCTTTGGCGTTCTTCGCAGCGTCATTCGAGACGAAACCGATCTTGCTGCCGCTATCGAGCGTCCTCAGAATATGATCGACCGTTTCTTTGCCATGCCTAATTTCATCGGTGAACTTGGAACCGAACATCTTTTCGCCGATATCGAGCGCGGCAACATCCTGACCGATGGCCTTGAGTTGCCGCATATAGATCAGCACGGCGCGAATGCGATCTTCCTGAGTCTTCGCGTCTTTGAACAAATCGAAACCGGAAAATTTCTGATCCGTGGTGAACAGCTCGCGGGTTTCCCGCATTGCCTTCGCGACGGCGTTGACCTTGGTCAGGCCGGTATCCCAAACGTTCCAGTCGGGATTTAGGAGGGGCTTGGTCGCCTGCCATGCATGGCCCAGCGCGGCCTCTAGGGTCGCGACTCGGTCTTCCGCGCCCTTCGCGGCGGCAACGAACGCTTGGAAAAATTCCGGCGACAGGCCGCGCGCATTCGCCTTGTCCGCAACGTCAACCATTTCCGTTAGACGATCGCGCGTTGCCTGAATGGCGTCACCGGTGAGCTTTACAGCGGCAGCGACAGCGCCAAAGATGCCGACGAGCCTGAGCGCGGTTGACCCATAACCAGCCAACGCCCCGGCCGCTACCGGCCCGTTAAGCGCGGCGTTCATGTCGCTGAACTGCTTCAGGATGAATTGAGTCGCTTGCCGGGTGTGACCTTTGGCTGTTTCGACGTTCTTTTGCAGTTCATCCAGATTTAAGCCGACTGGAATGCGGAGTGAGGGGACGGGCATCAGGCCGCTCCCACTTGCGCGTCGCCGACGAATAGGGCGCTCAGCACTTGCATTGCGAGCAAGGCGTTTGGCAGAACCGGTTCGCCGCGAACGTGATCGTTCAGAAGCTTGTTGGCATCCTGCCGGCACGCGCCGCCACCGATAAGGCCAAGCTCCAGGACGCGCTCAACATCGTCCAGCGAATAGGAACCGCTATCAAAGCGGGCGAGACATGCGACTGGCGTTGCACCGTTAGGGCCGGGCAGGCCACGAATGGACAAGACGCTCCAAACCCAAGGGTGACTGAGGTCAAATGTATGAGTGCCGCCCGCCCAAGTGACGACGCGGGCGCATTTGCTGGTTTCAGTCATTTTGGAGAACCTCGTTTAGAGCATCGGTAATTGCGTCGCGCATGTCATCACGGCGCTCGTGATAGGTGGAATAAAAAAACGGGCGGGCTGGCTGGCGCGAGGTGCCGAGTTCGAAGCTGAGGGCGTAGTCATATGGAACGCCGCTGCCCTCGCGAATTTCTTTCGTAGTGAGATCGCCGCCCGCCTGAACGAAAACTTCAAGGTCGGATGCGCCGGCCACAACTTCACAAGAGGCTTCAAGGTCGCCGGTTTCGTCCGGGGACTGTTCCAGAGACTTAAGAGCGTTTCGCTGCGCCGCCGATAGCTCTTCCGCTTGCTCGCGAATGACAGCGACAAGCGGGGCGCGAATCTTGTCGGGCAGGTCGCTCAAATAGGCGTCTAGATCATCATCGGCCATGATTACCAACCGGTCAGCATTTCGGCGGTGATCGCCGGGTTGTCATAGAGCGAACGGTGATCGTCGCCGGCGGCGGCGCGCGCAACGGCCATTGCGGCGGTAACGGCACCGTCGATGCTCAGCCATTTTTTGGATTTGTAAAACCGAACGGCATGCTGTTGCTTGTTCCGCTCAACTTCGGCGTTGGCAAAGCAGAACCGCAACACGGGATGACCCCCGTGCCGGAAGCGCCGGGCGATGATCGCGCGTTCAAGTTCGCTAATCGCAGGCATCATGAGGCTAGGCACTTGACGGAAATCGACTACCGGTAGGCCCTTTTCCAATAGCTTCTGTTGAATCTGCCGCGCCAGATACGGGTCAAATGCGATTTCCTGAACGTTGAATCGGTCGCATAGATCAACGATCGCGGTTTCGACGGCGTTGAAATCAACAACGTTGCCGGGCGTGGCAGTGATCAGGCCGTCCCGTTCCCATTGCCTGTAAGGCGCCCCGGTCTTGTCCTCAGGTTCCCGCAAATTCATTTTCGGACAAAAGAATTGCGGCCATACGTCATATCCGCCTTCACCATCGCGCCATGCGGCGAAAACAACCGCAAGATCGGTATTCGAGGAAAGATCAACGCTGATCCAACAAGGCTGTTGCTTCAATGCCTCAAGATCGACGGGCGTAGCGCCCTCATCATAGACGGACATTTCGACAAACGGCGCGGTCGCGCTATCGAGCCACTGGTTCAAATTGTATTGCTTGAAATCCTCACGATCGGCTGGCTTCTCTTGTGCTTCCTTTGCCGCTTGGCGCATACCGACGATATCGGGAAAGCCATATTTGAGACCCGGATTAACAAAGTGCCAAAGCTTTTCGTCGCGCCAGTCGTATTTCGCGGGCGGTTCGAAAATGATTGACAGATAACCCGGATTGACGATTTCGCCGGACGCGACTTTCTTGGCATAGCTGTATTCATCATGGGCAAGGCCGTCCTGGCCCCGGCCAGCGGTGGTGATGATCACAAGCAAGGTGTTTGGAATTTTGAGCAGGCCGCTCTTGAGCGCGCGCCACAGTTTGCGATTTTTCCAGACGTGCAATTCGTCAACCAAGACGAAATAGGGCGTCTTGCCTTGCTGAACGTCGCCTTCGGCGGGGATAGCCCGCAAGGTTGAGCCGGACGCAAGGTGCTCTAGCTCAAGTTCGGATTCGGTGATTTGGGTTGCGCGTGCGAGCACAGGCGTTGCTTTGATAAAAGCCTGCGCTTCGTCGAAGGCGAGTTCGGCCTGATCCTCTGCGCTCGCCGCGAGGATACATGCGCCGCCCGGCGTCTTTTCGTGACCGCAGGAATGCAGCAAGCCAAGGCCAGCGCCAAACGTCGTCTTGCGCGCGCCGCGCGGGATTTGAATGTAAACGGTTCGAACTTGCCGGTTGCCGTCGCTATCGGACGGCCCGTAGATGCGCCGTATGATGCGCTCCCAAAACGGCGCAAGCTCAAACGCGCGCTTAGGCGCGGTCGATTTCGGATGGCGCAACGCTCCAAAGAACTTGGCAGCCCGTTCCCCGCGCCCGTGCGGGTCGGGAATCGGCGAGGTGTCAAACACCCAAGTCGGATGCACTGTCATCGTCACCTCCATCGTCTCGGATGGAGGGGCGGGAACGGGACACGGGCGTAAGACCAAGTTCAGCGGCAAGGAGCCGGGCGCGCGTCATGGCGTCGGATTGGATTCGGACGGCGGGGTGCGCGCGCAAGCCGCGATCCGTTTCGACGATATGACCCTCTTTGGTGATCAGCCGTTCCATGTCGCGAACCTGTCCGGTCGCGATGCAATAGCTTTCGAGACTGCCGAGATCGGCAGACGTAAGAATTCGCCGCTTGGTCAGGTCAGGCATAACGCGCCGCCATTCGGCCTTGGCGTGTTTAGACAGCCAGCCGGGCGCGCCGATGACAGTTTCAAGGGCGTTGCGATCGGTTGCCAGTTCAGGTTTGCGGCCTCTCATGCCGCCGCCCTCTCGACAAGAATCGGAATGCGCGGCAGGTTCAGGCGATGAGTTTCGATAGATACGCGGGATTGGCCAGCGCAGTCGGGATCATCTTGATCCTGATGATCGTTACGTGGCTCGGTTTGTGGGGTCCAATAGATGTTTCCGTGCTGGAGAGGTGGCAAACGCTTTTGACGGGGGTGTTGGCGCTGATAGCCGCAGGCATCGCTTATCGCGGCGCAACTGCAAAGGTTCGCCATGATCGTGAAGTTCTTGCCAGTGAAAATCTCCGGCGCAAGCTGGCCCTGTATTTGAAACTCGAATTTGCGTTTCGACAACTGATCGAAAAGACCCGCTCTGTGCAGGTCAAGTTTATGTTTGCCGGCGTGACAACTGGGCGAACCTTTGAAGCCGGGGACTTCGCAATTAGTGAGCCGCCCGAATTGGAGGAGGCGTGGGCGTCTCTTGATATCTTTCCGCGCCCCTCGATTGCACAGATACGAAACGTCAGGAATTCGCTTCGAAAGTTGGCAGCGATCAAGGCAGACCTTGGTGATAAGAGTATAAACATGCAGTCGGACGTAGCCGACAAGCCTTGGATCATCCTCGAAGCTGAATTGTTGATGACCGACATATGGCAGTCCGCTTTGTTTGCAGCCGATGACCTTGTTCCTCACATTCGGGAACTTGCTCCGGAAATGGACGAGGCCGACCGGATGATGAGAATCTACGGTGAACCCCACGAATGAGGGCAGACTGTTCATGTTCCGACCCGCTCGCACGTAACATCCAAGCCAACACGCCGGCCGGTTTCTTTAATCGTCATGATCTTGAACGCTTGACCCTGATAGGAGACGCGATCGGCGAGCGTAACGCCGTCAAGCCAACGCATTCGGAAGGTGATCACATTGTCGGTGGTGTCGCCGCGCGCGCCTTCCCGATCACTGACAGCGTTCTCCAATTTCTGAGCGCGCATCGTGGCAAACAAAGTCCAGGCGGTGAACGGCACGCCGTAAAAATCAAGCGCGGTGAAACTGCGCTCGATTTGAATAACGCGATCAAGGTTTCCGGCGCGCATCACTTTGCTTTCATGATGCCGGCCACGGTCACGACGCCATGTGAGTAGCTGCCGTGCGGGTCGCGCAAAAACTGTGTCTGTGTCACTCGGAGATCGTGACAAATGAAATTCTCAAGGTTCAGCACCCCCTCAATCTGCGCATCGACGTGAAGCGCCGCGACGATGGCGCTGGCGATGGCTTTCGAACCCGTTAGTCCGGCTTCCTGAACCCAAACATGCAAGGTGGCGTAGCAGGTCGAGTCGAAACGGCGATAGACCGTCTGCCCCTCGCCAATATTGACGCCCGGCAGGCGCTCAGGACGCCCGTTGCTGTCGAGAACATTGTCGGCGGGGACCAATGCGATAAGGCCGGCACTCGCCAATAGGCGCGCGCGGATGGCCTTTTGCAGTTCTAGGGATGGTTCAAAAGCGGCCATGTCAGAACGCAAACGCCCGATAGTTCGCCAGTAGATCAAGAAAACCGAACGGCAAGCACTGCGCAGTGACGCCAACGAGAGTCGCTTCGCGGTTGGCATAGAGGTGGCCGGCAAGCTGGCGAATGGCTTCATTCACCGGCGCGGGCGTGTCGTCATCATCTACGGGACCGCCGATATAGGCCGCAACCCATTGGGAAGCCGCCGCGATCTTGTCGGCCAAAAGCGCATCGTCGTCGTCGGTGGTGATATTTAAGTGCGCCTTCAAGTTGGCGGTGGAAATCGTCATTTTCGAAAAAACCCTATTTAGGCGGAATCTCACGTGATGGGAGTGGACCGGTCGTTTGCGTTTTCGAGAAGATCAGCACCCACCCCCCCGGTCTAGCGATCGGCTCATGATAGCGTGAAGGTCGCGATTGAATTGCCGCAGCATGCTGTTGAACTGCCGCTGGATCGCGAGGTGCTGCT